CGATCCGCCAAGAATTACCGTGTTTTTTAGCCACGAACGGATTCGGTGACTGAATGGCCGTCCGATCCGATCAGAAACGGCGCACGGACGACGCCCAGGCGAAGCGGGACGCGGAACGCTACGACGACATTAAGTCCCGCACCGGCGAACGCTCTCGCCGAGTCTCAGCCGCCGGCCGCGACATCGGCCCGCCGCCGGCAATCGTCGATCCGGCCCGCCGGGATTCCTGCCGGCTCGACTTCCGGCTGTTCTGCGAAACCTACCTTCCAGAATCGTTCCCGCTGGCGTGGTCGCCTGACCATCTCCGCGCCATTTCCAAGATTGAGGCGGCTGTCCTCCGCGGCGAGCTGTTCGCATTTGCCATGCCGCGCGGGTCCGGCAAGACGACGCTCTGTACCGCGGCCTGCCTCTGGGCAATCGTCTTCGGGCATCGGCAGTTCATCGTCCTCGTTGGGTCTGACCAGTCGATTGCAGAGCAGATGCTCGACAGCATCAAGAGCCACCTCGAGCAGAACAACCTCCTGGCCGACGACTTCCCGCACACGGTCTACCCGGTTCGCGCCCTCGAGGGGATCAATGCCCGTGCCCGCGGGCAGACGAGCGAAGGGGTGCCGACCAAGATCGAATGGACCGCGGATCAGATCACGTTCGCGGCTCTCCCCGGCTCGCCGTCGTCCGGGGCGGCCGTTCGCGTCGCCGGCATCACCGGCCGGATTCGCGGCCTCACGCACACCCGCCCCGACGGCAAGACCATCCGCCCCGACCTTGTGCTCGTGGACGATCCGCAGACCGACGAATCCGCGGACAGCCCGTCGCAGGTGTCAAAGCGTGAACGCACCCTCGACGGTGCCGTTCTCGGCCTCTGCGGCCCCGGTGTGGACATGGCCGGGCTCTGCACTGTGACGGTGATCCGTGCCGACGATCTGGCCGACCGGCTTCTCGATCGCCAGCGGAATCCGAAGTGGCAGGGCGAACGGACGAAGTTGGTCTACGAGTGGCCCGACAACGAGGATCTCTGGAGCCAATACGCCGAACTACGGAGAGAAGGGCAGCGAAGCGGCTCCGGCACGTCGGAGGCCGACGACTTTTACCGCGACCACCAGGCGGCGATGGATGTAGGCAGCCGGGTGGCGTGGCCCGAGCGGAAGGCTCCCGGCGATCTATCCGCGATCCAACACGCCTGGAATCTGCGGATCGACCGAGGGGAATCGGCTTTCAATGCCGAGTACCAGAACGAGCCGCTGACGGATGACATGACGACGGACAAGCTCGACCGCCGGCAGCTCGCCGACCGCTCGACAACGATAGGCCGCGCCGTCGTTCCGCACGGACACACGAAGCTGACGGCGTTCATCGACGTTCAAAAGAATCTCCTCTACTGGATGGTCTGCTCGTGGTCTGAATCTTTCGGCGGTCAGGTGATTGCCTACGGCTCCTACCCCGACCAGGGCGTGTCGTACTACGAGGCACAGTCGGCAAAAAAGACACTGGCTCTCGCCAAGCCGGGGGCGTCATTCGAGGCCGCGTTGTATGCCGGCCTTGAGGAAGCAACGAAGATGCTCCTCTCCCGCGAATGGCTGCGGGAAGACGGGGTGCCGATGCAAATCGCTCAGACCATGATCGATTCCAACTGGGGGACATCCACAGACACCGTCCGAAAGTTCTGCCGGTCGTCCCTGTTTCGTTCTACGATCCTGCCGAGCCGCGGCCGGGGTGTTGGGGCAACGAGTGCCCCGATGGGCGTCAGGCGCAATCGTGGCGACCGTGCCGGCTTGAATTGGGTGGTCGGCAAGACCGCGAGCGGCGTCCAGATCGAGTCGCAATACGACACGAACTGGTGGAAGACTTTCGTCTCGGCCCGGCTTAGGCTCGGTCAGGGCGACCCGGAAGCAATCATGTTCCACGCCGGCTCGCACGAGATGCTGATTGAGCACCTCGTCTCGGAGTTTCCGCAGCGGAAGGAAGCCCGCGGCCGGATCGTTGACGAATGGAAGCTCCCGCCTGGGCAGGAAAACCATTGGTGGGATTGTCTCGTCGGGTGCGCCGTCGCGGCGTCGATCACCGGCCTCGAGGTGGCGTCAAGCGAGACGGGCACTCGCAAGCGGAAGCGAGTCAGCATCCCCGCCGGCCCTGACGGCAAGCGGGTGATCGTCACGCGACGCCACAAGGCTTAGCCACACCCCCTCCGAGTTCTCGCCCCGGTCACGCATTGTGAACGGCATGAGCGACGAACTTGCCAGCAAGATCGACACGGTGGCCCAGGGGCCGGCGTCTGTCCGCACCGACGCGGGCGAGGTCACGGCGCAATCGATCCCCGACATGATCGAGGCCGACAGGTACCTCGCCGGTCGGAACGCCACGGCTGCCGGCAACGCTCACCGCGGTCTGCGTTTCAACAAGATCATCCCGCCGGGGACTGTCTGAATGGCGAAGCGCACCGCACCGAAAGCGCGAGCGAGCCGCAAGGCACCGGCTCCCCGTGCGCCCCGGCAGGTGACGGTCGTCAAGCAGACCGTCCGCGCCCGGTACGACGCCGCGCAGACGAGTGACGACGCTCGGCACTGGGCCAACGCTGACGCACTCTCGGCGAACGCTGCTCTCTCGCCCGAAGTGCGGCGAATCATCCGCAATCGTGCTCGCTACGAGCGGGCCAACAACAGCTACATCCACGGCATCTGCGTCACGAAGAGTAACGACCTCATCGGCACCGGGCCGCGGGTGTTGCTCGACACCGGCGACCCCCAGGCGGATCGCACTATCGGCCGGGCGTGGTTCGATTGGTCGTGGTCTATCCGCCTGGCGGACAAGCTCCGCATCGCCACAGAGGCGAAGACGTGCGACGGCGAGTCGTTCGGCTGGATGTTCACGAACCGCCGGCGCGACCCGCGGTCCGTGCAGCTCGACATCCGGCTCGTGGAGGCGGATCAAGTCAACTCGCCGGCCTACGACTACGTGCAGACCGTCGCCCCAGACGGGTCGCTCGTGGACGGCATCGAACTGGACGCCGACGGAAACGTCATCGCGTACCACGTTCTCCGGGGCCACCCTGGCTCCAACTACCTCATTGGCATCAACGAGTACGACCGCGTGCCGGCGGAAGAGATGCTCCATTGGTTCCGGGCCACCCGGCCGGGCCAGCACCGCGGCATCTCGGAGTTGGCGTGTTGCCTGCGGCTGACCGCGAACATGCGGCGGTACACCGAAGCGGTCATCCGCGCCGCTGAGATCGCTGCCGACCTCGCCGCGTTCGTCCACTCCAACTCGCCCGCCGCCCAGGTGGACGAGGTCGATCCGTTCGCGGCGATCGAGATCGAGAAGGGCACGCTCACCACGCTGCCGGAAGGCTGGGATATTTCCCAACTCAAGGCGGAACAGCCCACCAACACGCACCAAGCCTTCACGCGAACGCTGCTCGGCGAGATCGCCCGCGGCGTGAACTTGCCGTATCACAAGGCCGCCTTCGACGCCTCGTCCTACAACTACTCGTCGGCTCGCCTTGACGGTCAGCTTCACGATCAGAACGTCCGCGTAGACCGCGACGAACTCGAGCGGGGATGGCTGGACCGCATCTTCCGCGCGTGGCTCGACGAAGCTCTGCTCGTCCCCGGACTGATCCCCAACAACCTTCCGGCGGCCAGCCTCTGGAATTGGTCGTGGGTGTGGGACGGCCGCGAGGGTATCGACCCGAACAAAGAGGCGAACGCTGCCGAGACGAAGTTGGCCACGCTCACGACCTCCCTGGCTGACGAGTACGCCAAGCAGGGCAAGCAATGGGACGTGCAGCTTCGGCAGATCGCCGCCGAACGGGCGCTCATGGCCGAGCTGAATCTCACGCTCGGTGAGCGTCCGTCGCAGCTCGTGGTCCCCGATCCAACGCAAGGAGGGAACGCATGAGCAACCTCTCGCTCCAGGCCAGCGTCAAGTTTGTCCGCGCCGACGACCAGGGCGAAGGGCTCACCACGCCCCGGATTCCCAAGTTCTCGATGCTCGGCTACAGCGGCGGCGTGATCCGCCAGTCGTGGAGCCGCGAGCCGGTCGTGATCGATCTCGCCGGCATGAGTGTGCCGTCGGTGATCCCGATCGTTTTCGGCCACGACTACGCCCTTGAGTCGGTCCTCGGGCAAGGGTCTGGCTCCGTTGGCAGCCAGCAGCTGCTCATCGACGGCTCAATCCTGTCGAAGAACGAAAGAGCCGCGCAGGTCGTCCAGCTTGGTGACGACGGCTACCAGTGGCAGGCCAGCGTCGGCGCAGACGTTGACGAGGAATACCTCGTGGCCGCCGGCGACACCGCACAAGTCAACGGGCAGTCCTTCGATGGGCCTGTCCGAATCGTAAAGCGCTCCACGTTGCGGGAGTGTTCGTTTGTCACCCTCGGGGCCGACGCAGCGACGGCCGTCACAATCACCGCGAAAGCGGGGGAGTCTCCTATGTCCCAAGACGAGACGAAGGCCGCCGACGCGATGCCGACGGGGCCGGTCCAGAGCGAAGAGCACGGCGGGCCGATGCCCACCGGGCCGAGCGACGTGGCGAGCGCCGCGCCGAAGGTCGATGTCGCCGCGATCCGTGCGGCGGCCGTGGCTGAGATCAAGGAGGAGGTCACCAAGGCCGTGAAGGCAGAACTTCTCGACGGGCTCCGTGCCGGCCGCGGCGTGGCGATCCATGCGAGCAAGCCGGCCCTCGACGACGACAAGGTCACGATCGCCGCAATGGCGATGGTGGGCGGGCTTGGCAAGCAGGTCGAGGCGCAGTACGGCGATTCGCCGATGATCGAGGCCGCTGCCAAGCGGTCGCGGTCGATCGGTCTTCAGCAGGTGCTGATGGCTCAGGCTCGCAAGGGCGGATACGACGGGGGCGAAGAGCGGGTGACCGCTGGCAACCTCCGGTCGATCCTCGTTGCCGCGTTTGCCACGCACTCGATCAGCAACATCCTCGCCGCCACCTACGGGAAGTTTCTTCTCGCCGGGTTCAATGCGGTCGAGTCCACGTGGCAGGCGATCTCGACGGTTCGTCCCCTCAACGATTTCAAGTCCGTCACCGGCGTGCGGCTGGACGGGGGGTTTGAGTTTGAGGAGGTCGGAAACGACGGCAAGCTGAAGTCAGCCGATGCCGGCGAAGGCACTCGGACGCTTCAGGCCAAGTCATACGGCCGCATGTCCACCATCTCGAGGCAGGATGTCATCAATGACGATTTGGGCGCTCTGACTCAGGTGCCAAGCCGGCTTGGTCGTGGTGCGAAGACTCGATTCAACAAGGTCTTCTGGACTGCGTTCCAAGACAGCAACGCGAGCTACTACCAGGGTGCGACGGCCGGTGCCGGGAACGCCCTGGCGATCGGTTCGCTTGAGACTGCGTACACGAACTATTCGCAGCTCGTCGATCCCGACAATAACCCGCTCGGTGCGGAACCGAAAATCCTGCTCGTGCCGAAGAGTCTGGCGATCGCCGCGCGGAAGCTCAACGCTTCGGCAAACACGATCGTTTCCAGCTTGGGTAGCACGTCGAGCCGGGTCGTGGAGCCGCAGGCGAACGTGATGGCCGGATTGCTCGATCCGGTGGAGTCGTCGTACCTCACGAACGCTGCTACCGGCACCAACTCGGTGTGGTGGCTGGTGGCCGATCCCGGCGACCTCCCCGCGATGGAGGTGGGTTTCTTGAACGGCCAGCAGCAGCCGACGGTCGAGCAGGCGGAAGCAGATTTTGACGTGCTAGGCATTCAGGTCCGCGGATATTTTGACTATGGCGTCGCCAAGGGCGAGCCGCGTGCCGCGTACCGCATGGCCACTGCCTGAACCACGCCCGCGTAATCCGTGCCCGGCGGGCCTGGGATGTCCAGGCCCGCCGGGGTGACGCTCCACCAAATTATCCACAGTAGAGGTATCGAATCATGGCGACTCTCAAGAGCGAATCGGGTGTCTGGGACTACACGCCGACGACCGCGAAGGCGGTCGGCGATGTCGTCATTCTCGGCAAGATCGTCGGCGTTGTCTGCCGGCCGATCGCGGCCAACACCAAGGGTGCGTTGACCACCGACGGAATCTTCACGTTCGACAAGGTGACCGGCGGGGCTTTGACCGCTGGTGCCGTGGCCTACCTTCACAGCAACCTGAAGGTGACGGGCTCCGCGACCACGACCGGCATTGCCGGCCTTGTCGCTGTCGATGCGGCCGCCGGTGACACCACGGTAGATGTCGATATCAACCACGGGTCGATGTTCGACCTGAACGCTACCGGCCCCGCCTGAGCTTGATTCATCCCGCAAGCCGCCGGCGGTCGCCTCTCCTCGGGCACCGCCGGCGGTCTTGTGTCTTGGAGGTTACCCGTGGCCGACATGCTTTCCGACGGTGCCGCGTGGCTCGCTGACCAGTTCGCTGCGTCGGCGTCGCTCACCGTGGCATACAAGCGGGGCGCAAACTCGTCGCAGTTCGTCGCCACGATTGGCAAGAGCATGTTCGAGTCGAGCGGTCAGAACGGTGTCACCGAGCAGTGGGAGAGCAGGGACTACATCGTCAAGACGGAGGATCTTCCGTACGGCGAGCCGCTGCGTGGTGATCTGATCGTCGAGGACATCGGGGGCGTTTCGGTGTTCTACGAGGTGGCCGCGCCGAGGGGCGTGCCGCTGTTCCACTACGGCGATGCGTTCCAGCACCTTGTCCGCGTCCACACGAAGCGGACGGACAAAGATCAGACGTACATCATCACCGACCAAGGCGAAGAGATCGTCGTGCCGCTGACCGCTCAAGGGTGACAGCATGCCTCTCTTCAAAAGAGTCGATCAACTGCCCGCGGCGACCGGCGTCACCGGCTCAGACTTTCTGATCCTGTCGCGGCCGTCCGGACCGACGGGCACGGTCGGCACGCG